AAACAGACAGACCAAGTGCCTCCATCTGAGCAACTGCTGTGTCAGTTGGACTTTGCAATGACAGAATGACGTTACGAAGGTGCGTACCGCCCTCTGCTCCTTTGATACCATTATTAGCTAAGATACCCAGTGCTGTATTAAGTTCAGCGGTTCCTCCTTTGACAGACTTTGCTGTTGCACCGATAGTAAGTATTCCTTCGCCAAGCTGACCCACAGATGTGTTTGTGCTGGATGCGGTCTTGGCCATCTGGTCAACCATCTTATCTGCATCCTTTGTTTCCATACCAAGAGCAGACATTGCATCGGTAACCATATCGGATGCCGATGCCAGATCAAGACCACCTGCAGCTGCAAGGTTAAGTACTGTAGGAAGTGTATCTGCCATCTCCTGCGTATCGTATCCGGCAAGAGCAAGGTAGTTTAATGCCTCGGCACATTCACTGGCAGAAAACGCAGTCTTGGAGCCCATCTCTTTTGCAAGGTCGGACAGTGCATCCATTGTATTCACGGACTGCCCATCAAGCGTTGACATGGAATCCTTTGTGATCCCCATTGTTGCCTGAACCTGGCTCATGGAACTTTCAAAATCTGCAGCTGTCTTTACAGCAGCTCCACCCATTGCAGTAACTGCGGCAGATGCCACGGATACTTTCTTTCCGACATTTGTAACACCATCGCCAAATGATTCTACCTTTGAACCAACTTCTCCGATTTTAGACAGTGTCTGATTGGTCTTAGACGCCTGTGATTCCAACTTTTGAAGTTGTGTTTCCGTCTCAGCAATCTCACGTTGAAGAGCATCATATTGCTCCTGTGAAATCTCACCCTTCTGCAGCTGTTCATTTGCCTGCTGTGCTGCTGTTTTAAGCGTTGCTAATTTTTCCTTTGTCTCACTGATTGCCTGTGTCAGAAGTTTTTGTTTCTGAGCAAGCAGTGTTGTGTTAGTCGGATCAAGTTTTAACAGCTTTTCTACATCCTTAAGTGCAGACTGCGTATTCTTAATCTGACCATTGACTCCCTTTAAAGCGGTCTGAAGTTTGGTAGTATCACCGCCAATTTCGACAGTGATACCTTTGATTCTGTTTGCCATTGGCGTCTACCTCCTTAAAAATTTGCATAATAAAAGCCCAGATTTCTCCGGGCTATTAGAACTTATCAAAGTCCTCCTGCGTTGCCAGATTGTCGTATTTGACAGAGTCATTTCCTTTTTCAGTCCAGATATCCATTACCATACCAATGGTCAGATAATCCAAATCTCTGATGGAAATTCCTATCTCAAGACAACGCAAGAGGAATAATGGAGTTGTCATCTCCCTGCTACTGCGTTTAAGTTTTTTTTAGAGTCAACATCCGTGATAAGGTTCGTTCCCCAAAGTGCAAGAATCTCCGGCAGGACCTCATAAATAGAAAACATCTCAAACTGGTCAAGCCAATCATCGATGCTATCTGGGATGCTGTTGTCCGCATGATATGCCATGATATAGGCAACGTTCTCGAAGATTTCCAAATCATCGATAGCGAACTCTTCTCCCTCTTCCTTACTGCCTTTATAGGAACTTTCCAGTTTTGCTAAGTCCTTAAAAATATCTCTTTTGAACTTTGCACGATATAATCTCGGAACTGTGGCAGAGGAGCGAAATGCCACCTCTTTGCCACCAACATTAATTACTTTCTTCAGCATAATTATTTACCTCCTGTCGAAGCAGATGATGCAGAAGCAGTCTTTGCTTCTGGAACATAGACTGCCTTGTACCAATCGTTGTAGATTGCATCAGTAGTTGTATCTCCTGTTCTACTCTTAACAAGACCATCTTCTCTTGGATCTGCTGTAAGGGATAGTTTCTCTGTACCTGGTTCAATCGTATCTTCCTTTGTTTCAGATTCGATAGACGGACGAGATGCCGTGCAGTTATACATGACATGACGGATGCACTTTGCATCACCATCAAATTCAAATAGAAGTGCAAACTTTTCCATCTCTGCAATCTTGGAATTTTCTACAAGAACACCATTCTTATCAAGTTCTTCCTTAAGGATCTCCGTTCTGAACCATTCCGGAATAAGGGCAATCTCTAAATCTCCGCTATAACCGTTGTTAGATACAGAACGGAAATACACGATACCATCCGCATAGAACGGAGAAGTATCACCTTCTGCATCCAAACTGATACTTACTGCACCGGGAATTGCTCTTGGTGTTTCATAGGAATACCCACCATCTTCTGTCCTTGTCAGCTTTGCTGCATGGACATTTTTAAGGTTATATTTTACTTTATTCGCCATAATCTAAACCTCCATTTCAAATGAATACAGGACTTCATACATCTTTTCGCTTTCGATCCACGTCTCTGTGTGATTATAAAAAATGCCGTGACTGTCAAGCACGGATTCAACTTTCTGTTCTACCGACAAGTCCTTCAAATCGGTATACAGTTCTATATGAACTTCATTTATCTTTTTATAGACTCTTCCGTCAGCAGAAAAGTTATCCGAGCCGGGAATCAGATAACAGATAAACGGAGGATCTGGACTTTCTCCCTCTGCAAAATGGTCATAAGCAAAAGGAATATCCATCTCCTCTAACATTTTTAACAGCTTATCCATCACATACCTCCAAGTGCTCTTGCGATTTCTGTTTCCAATGTTTCAATCGCTTTCTCTTCTGCCTGAGCAATGTGAGGTCTTGCAGCCACTCTTCCACCACCACGTTTTGCGTGACCGTGTTCAAGAAGGTGGGCAAGCTGATATCGGTTCTTCGAATGTACTGTCAGTTCAAGTGAATTTGAAGTTTCCTTCGTTTTCTTGACTGACCAGCTCTTCGCATAGGCTCCCGTATCCTTTGGAGCAGATGCGGCAATATCTTTCCTTACTGTATTTCCTGCCTTCCTTACAGACTTCTTTAAATCATCTGTAGCCAGATCAGCATACTCCTTGAGACCGTTCATGATTTCATCTGCAAGGTTATCAATCTTTACATTTGCCATCACTATCTCCTCACTTTCTCACACTTCAGTTTCAGGCATTTCTTCCTATAGTTCATGTGGTCAATAGAAACGATGTTATAAAGGGAGCCTTCAAATATAACTCTGTGTTTTGTAACATCAAGGTCTACAAGAGCCTTACAGTATCTGACCGTAAAAGAAATATCCGAATCATCTACAATAAGACCTGCCACACTCTTTTCAGAGCCACCTTCGCCACTTACCGTTGCAAAGCAGGTGTGATAGTCTGTCCAGGTATTCTTATGATTACCGATGGCATCTACAACAGTTTCGTTCTTCTGCACGGTAATCTTCACATTCAAAAGTGCAATATCCATCAGAACACACTCCTTCTTACACCTTCAAGCAGTGAGCGAAGAGAAATGGTAAGCTGATGGTGGTCTGCATCTTCTCGATGTTCATACAGATAGGCAACTGCGTACATGACGGCAATCTTTGATAATGGAATCGCACCGAGTTCATCAACTGATAATCTGGCTATGTCTGCACAGAGATTCTGCCCGGTTGTGATGAAGTTCTCGATAAGTGCGTCATCATCATCAAAGTCCACACGAAGGTAACCCTTCATCTCATCAAGATTTACAATCATTTCTATCACCACCTAATAATCTGTGACGCCTTATGACTGGCATTCCCTATATTTATATATAGGCTTTATTTTTTATCCCTATAGAAAAGGATAGTAAATAGCCGTCATAGGGTGTCACACTTAATTATTCTTAGCCCTTAGCACTTGCAGTTTCTTCCTTAAGCTTTAAGATCTTTACTGCTTCAGGAAGGATAAGCTTACCATCGACTCTTTCCTTGGCTACATAACCGACCATGCCGTTACCGGCGAAAAGTTCACGCAGTTCTGCAAAAGAACGAGAACCACGATCACCAATGTTGTAGTAACTATAATCACCGAATGCAATCGCATTTGTAGGTGCGAAAGCAGATGTGTGAACAGCATAGCCAAGAACTCTGTCAGGTTCTCCTTCCTTGTATGAAGGCTGCCAGATATATGCTCCGTTGTTATCCTTAAGCTTTCTGATAGAAGCAAGTGTTGCATCATTCATGATGAAAGATGCGTTCTTACGATAAGGTCTCTTAAGACCGTATACCAAATCGATAAGGTCATCGGACTTGATGGCTGCAGTAAGCGTTGCTGCAATCTGACCACCGCCCTTTGCCGCAAAGATGCCTGTAGGCTTTCCGGTACCGTTACCGTTAAGGAATGCATCCTCTTCGGCATTTGCTAAAGCCTTACCGAACTGAATGATGATATAGTTTTCAAGACCGAAGGCATTGTCATAAAGCAATTCTTCAGTAACCTTGATTGCTACATGAAGCTTGTAGGCATCAAGATAGATCTGGTCAAATGTTGCATCACCAAAAGATAATGCTCCACCTTCCTCAATCCATGCCGCCGCAGGCTTGGTAGCTGCGATGTTGATTTTGTGCTGACCCGCAGTAGTAATCTTTGTAGCAAGGCTACGCATGATGTTCTCCCCATCAAGCACATCGATAAGTCTGCGGTCATACTCTTCCGGTACAAGGTAGCCACCATCGGCATCTACACCTTCCTGAAGTACATTGCTTACATTACGGAAATTAGAACGCATTGCAGAAAGCATTGCGTCCTTATATGCATCAGATGCCCTGCCTGTTTTAACCTTGTCGGCTTCACCCATAAAAGGCTTACCGGTAATCGGAGAATTAACAGGCTTTGCCAGTTCTGCTTCTCTGCGTTCAGCTCTTGTCTGACGGTCGATAGCAGCTGTCAAATCCTCGATTTCCTTCTCCATCTTGTTGTATGCTTTGGTATCTTCATCGGAAAGCACACCATTCTTGTCTTCGTGAGTTTCTACAAAGTTCTTTGCAGTTTCCCACACTTTTGCTCTTTTTTCGATTAAATCCTTAATAGTCATAATAGAATTCCTCCTTAAATGAATTTCTTAATAAAGTCCAGACGCTCCTTAATCTCCTTTGCAGGAGTGCCCTTGTTTGCAGGTGCAGAAATCTCTGCCTGCTTTGTTAGAGTTTCTTTAGACTGGACATAGTGTTTTTCCAGCTTGTTCATAAGAGCATTGTTTACCGCCTTGCGTGAAAAAAGCATCGAGTCAGTTGGTTTCTTGTCCTTCTCTTTGGTGCTTTCATCATCTTCATCCTCTTCTTCGGAATCAGTATTCGGTTTTGTTTCTGCTCTTGTAATGATGTCATCAGCAAAGCCAAGTTCAACGGCCTTGTTGGCATCCATCCAGGTTTCGGCATCCATCAAGTGACTAAGCTTTGATCTGGAAAGACTGGTCTTAATCACATAGGCATTGATGATGGATTCTTTTACTTCTGCAAGCATATCAATTGTTTTTTGCATTTCTGCATGGTCACCAAATGCTACGGTTGCAGGATTATGAATCATCATCATTGAAACAGGGGACATAAGTACTGTATTTCCTGCCATTGCAATGACCGATGCTGCTGATGCTGCAATACCATCAATCTTCACTGTGACGTTTCCTTTGTACTGTGTGAGCATATTGTAAATCTGAGCCGCAGCCACACAGTCACCACCTGGAGAATTAATCCATACGGTAATATCTCCACTTCCGGCATTTAACTCATCCTTGAAAAGCTGTGGTGTGACATCATCATCAAACCAGCTCTCTTCGGCAATGGTGCCGTGTAACTCAAGGACTCGTTCTGCGATTTCTTCGTTTGCCTGGTTCAGAGTTTTTCGACTCTTCCAGTTCCAGAACTTCTTGTTCTTCATCTGCTTTCTCCTCTCCGTCTGATGTATCCGGGCTTGCTGCAAAGATACCTGCATCTTCAAGCTTGGTCATGTTGCCGTTGATAAGATAAAGGTCACCACCGAGTTCAGCAGGAATCCTGTCTAGATTCTCCAGTTCCCTTATGTCATTGGCAGACATCCAGCCATTCTGTCTTGCTGTAGCATAGCCGTTCATTCGGCTCTGATAATCTCCACGCAAAAGTCCGTCTACATTAAACTTGATAAAATAATTCTGTTTTTCCTCTGCAGTTAACAGAGAACGAGCCATGTTCTGCTCCCACCTTGAAACCCAGGGGTCAAGAGTGTATTTCACAAATTCTAGTGACTGTTGCTCAATATTAGAAAAGCTCGACTTCTCAAGATCACCTACCATGTGTGGCGGTACTCTGAAAATTCGAGCAATCTCATCTATCTGAAATTTTCTTGTTTCTAAAAACTGTGCTTCGTTTGGAGAAATGGAAATCGGTGTGTACTTCATCCCTTCTTCCAGAACGGCAACCTTATGTGAATTTGCACTTCCACCAAAAGTCTGTGACCAGCTGTCCCTGACCTTTGAGGGGTCTTTAAGAGTTCCCGGATGTTCAAGAACACCACTCGGAGCAGCACCGTTGGCATAGAACTTACTTCCATACTCTTCAGCTGCGATAGCAAGTCCGATAGCATTCTTGGCCATTGCAATTGGCGAGTAGCCTACAAGACCGTCAAAGCCAAGTCCCGGAATATGCATCACTTCATCAGGGGCAAGCTTAACTGTTGCTCCCTTATTGGTAGGAGCATCATCTGAACTTACCTGGTATTCATAATACAGATGCCCGTGTTCATCTCTATCAACTTTCATTCTGTCCGGCATAAGAGGATACAAAGCAATAATCTCACCCTTGCCGTTCCTGATGATCTGTGCGTAGGCATTACCCCAAAGAAGAAGGTGTGTCATAAGAGTTTCTCTAAAAACAAAACTTGTCATCTCCGGATTAGGTTCATCATGCAACAGCATATATAAAGGATGGTTTACAGCTTTTACCTTGCTGCCCTTTGCATCGTATTTATAAAAATGTAATGGCAAACTTGCTACTGCTTCGGACAGGATACGAACGCAGCTGTAAACCGCAGTCATCTGCATTGCTGAGCGTTCGTTTACTCGTTTGCCACTTGTACTGTTTCCCATAAAAAAGCTATAGGCACTGCCACTTGTTCTGTTTGTGGGCGCATCTCTTGTCCTGAACAAGCCCTTGAGAATTCCCATTCCAATCACCTTACCTTTCTTAACTAAAATACCAATAAGCCTCGTGTATCGTAGACTGATTCGGTCACTTCGTTCCCACATCGGATTGCTCTATCAAGTGCCATAATCGTTGCAATAGCACCATCAATCTTTTCAGTCGATTTTTCCTTATCTGCCTTGATGTTTCCTGCCGGATCAGTACGAATAAAGATGTTGTCCATATTCCAACGAAGAACTGGATGACCACCATGTGCAATTCTTTGTTCAAGCACAAGCTTCATCAGCTCTTTGGTCGGTGGACTCATATCTTTAAACCCTTGTCCGAATGGAACAACGGTAAATCCCATACCTTCAAGGTTCTGCACCATCTGAACAGCCCCCCAACGGTCAAAGGCAATCTCTCTGATGTTGAATCTATCACCAAGTTTTTCTATGAATTTCTCGATGTATCCATAGTGAACAACATTTCCTTCCGTAGTCTGCAGATAACCTTTTCGCTCCCACAGGTCATAGGGAACGTGGTCTCTTCGCACTCGAAGGTCAAGGGTGTCTTCCGGCACCCAGAAATAAGGAAGAACGACATATTTGTCATCCTCATCAAGCGGTGGGAACACAAGTACGAATGCCGTGATATCGGTTGTACTGGATAAGTCCAGTCCGCCGTAACAGACACGCCCTTCCAGTTCATCTTCATTTACAGCAAAATCACAGGCGTCCCACTTTTCCATTGGCATCCATCGTACTGACTGCTTTACCCACTGATTAAGCCTTAGCTGTCTGAAGGAGTTTTCTTCTCCGGGATTTTGTTTTGCAGAGTCACAGGCAGCTTTTACTTTTTCCATAGCAACGGTAATACCAAGTGATGGATTTGCTTTTTTCCACACTTTAGGGTCTGTCCAGTCTTCAGACTCGTCTGCTCCGTAGATAACGGAATAAAAGGTAGGGTCAACTTTTCGCCCTGCCTCAATGTCTAAAGCCTTCTGATGTATCTCATAGCAAATCGAGTTGGTATCATTCCCGGCTGTTGTAATAAGGAAATACAACGGTTGCATACGAGCATCACCCGAACCCTGGGTCATTACATCATAGAGTTTTCGATTGGGTTGAGTATGAAGTTCATCAAAGATAACTCCATGTGTATTAAAGCCGTGCTTATTGGCTACATCAGCAGAAAGCACTTGATAGGAGCTGTTTGTTGGTTTAAAAATAATCTTCTTCTGTGATTCAAGAATTTTTACTCTCTTCATCAGTGCAGGTGAGAATTTCACCATATCCACCGCTACATCAAATACAATCTTTGCCTGATTTCTGTCTGCTGCACATCCGTAGACTTCTGCTCTTTCTTCTCCGTCACCACAAAGAAGTAAAAGTGCTACGGCAGCTGCAAGTTCTGATTTTCCCTGTTTCTTAGGAATTTCAATATATGCTGTGTTGAACTGTCTGTATCCGTTTGGCTTTAATACTCCAAACAGATCTCTAATAATCTGTTCCTGCCAATCAATCAGTTCGAATTTCTTTCCTGCCCACGTTCCTTTGGTATGGCATAGTTCCTCAATAAATCTGACAGCAAAATCTGCCATCGTTTCATCGTAGTGAGAGGTATCTGCCATGAACTTGCTCGGTTTATAATTTTCTAATTTTCTCAAGTCTTAGCACCTCCAAAATCGCATAAAAAATAGTCGCTAATCATTGCGACCGACCCTTACTACGAGATACAGAAGCCCTAAAGCTTCCGTTCCCGATCCCATTATAGGATTCTGTTTAGTTGTGTTCGTTTAGTAGAATGCAAAGTGCCATCTTAGCCTCTTGGCAAGTTGGCTCGATGTCCCATCCTCTGTCGTAGTTGGCAATCCACTCTCCATCCATCTTAAGGCTGAGTTTGGAAATCTTACCACCGTTGATGCCGTACTCTTCGCTTGGCTCATCAAAATGTTTTACCCAGTATTTGACCTTCTTGTACTCTCCATCCTTGGTTGGGATTCCGATGATTCCTTCTTTCCACATGCTTATCTCACCTCCATCTTGATTGCCGGAATTCTTGCATGCTCTCCGGTCTTCCAGTCGGTGTATCTCGCATTGACTGTTGTAAGTCCGTTCATGAAAATGCCTTCCTTCTCAAATGCTGCAAGGGTTTCGATAAGCCCACTAAATGTGGAGCTGATGGTAAACTCTGTAATATCTTCTGCTCTTAAGCAGTCTGCAATCTCCTTGATGTCGTAATCCCAAATGACCTCGTTAAAATCAATAAGGTCGTTGTCGGATTCTTCTTTGGAAGTTCTGTATGCCCAGAAAAGTGTAGCATTGATTCCTGTATCCTTAAGGTTTCTTGCCTTCTCTTCGATTGCCTTTTCAAATGTTCTGATTTCCTTCATTGTGGTTTCCTCCTAAGTGTGTTGTTTTCCCTTTCGGTAGTACTATATATCACTCTAAAAGCACATAATAGCAAGCTAATTACTGGCATATATGTGACAATTATTTCGGAAGAAAACTGTGTATTTTATACCTCTCCATAAAGGATAAAATGGACATATTCTGCCTTATTTTCTTCTAGGAAAATCACAAATTCGTAGAAACCATATTCATCGGCAAGTCTCTGAACCATCGTTACATCAAACATATTAGTAAGACCTGTGGATCTGATATATAAAATCTGCTCTTTTATATTCTCATCCATAGTCTTACTCCTCGTCCGTGCATTCCGGCAGTCCTATTACAAGTTCCGTATAGATTTTGGTGTACCTGCTCTGCTCACTGCCTTCGGATGATGCCATTGCTTGAAGGTAAAAGTCCATCGCATCTTTTCTGCTGTCCCATATTTCAGTACTGCCGTAGCAAGTGACCTTTACACTGTCAAGCTTTCTGCAACTGTCCTCTCCGTATACTACATTGAGTCCTGAACCATTATCCCAAGCAACCATAATACTTGCTGTATCATCAACACCAATAACGGTACCTCTTGTTCCAATCGGTGGAGCCTGTACATCGTCCATATGGGTAAGTTCTACTCTGCATCCGGCAGGATACTGCTCTCGTACCCTTTCCACAATCTCTTTACTTGGAAATCTCATCGTCTGACACCTCCTTCTTTGCACCGCTTTTAAATGCTGAGGATCCTGTCAGATTCTTCAGCAGGATTTTTCTGTCTGCCTTATACTCTGCTCCAATAAATCCAAGTCTTAATAGAAAGCATCGAAAAGCGTATTTTTCGTTTTCGACATTATTTTCGGTATTGTTGATTCTCTTCTGCTTTTTACTCATCTCACAAAGTTTGGAAATGAATCGTGTGTAGGTCTTTGCCGTATCTACATCCGGCAATGTCTCAAACCAAGGAAATGTGATGGCATCTTCCGTAATCTCAATCGGAAGTTCTTCAGCACCCAGTGCCTTTTTAATAAGGTCACCCTTTGCATCCAGAAGATTAGTAAGATTGTCAACCTTGACGTATTCAAGAGGAACGCTCACTATAAGCCCCATATCTTCGCTTTGTGGCGTTTCTTCCGGTTCTTTGGTTACATCTTCATCCTGTTCCAAATCTTCGCTGTTATCGGCGGTAAAACCTTTTTCTGCAAGACTCTGCAAAAGGTCTTTGATATCCTTTGGAAAAATATTCTCTTCAAACTCCAATGCTCCTGTCTTATCTACAATAAGACCGCCGAAGTCATAAGCCGTTGTTGGCATTCCCATGTACTTTGCCTTGGTTCCAAGGATTTCAGAAATGGCTGTAACAAGTGCCTTTCTTTCTGCTCCGGCTCTGTTAAATTCTACTCTCATGTTGAGTACCTCCTTTATCTTTCGGTACTGTATTAATCACTCTAAACCACATATATATCAAGCAATATCTGTGAAAATCCGAGTAGAATATACACTGATTTATTCAGCACGATTTTGTGCATAATATGCTATCCCTGAAAGAACAAACACCACATTCGGAAGTGCCACTCCGTTGCCCCACATCTTATATTCTGCCGAGTCCGAATGTGGGTTCTGCAGCCATTTTCTGATTTGGTTATCAGACTTAGGTTTTGTTTTCTTTCCCATTGCATCTGCATGGGTCTGAAATATTTCTCTCCATAAAGAAATATCCTCATCGGTAGGATTTTCTGTTTCAAGACCATCACACCACCAATCCGGGAATCCTTGAAGTCTTGCACATTCGGTTGGTGTCAGCCTTCTTACGATATACTTTGGTTCAGCTGTGACAGTCGGCGGATCTTTATAATCGGATGCCACCAGTGTTCCTGCAATATTTTCTTCAGCAATCGTATGATAGGATGCCTTACTCGTGCAGTACACCGGATGTGCCACACCACTTGCACCTGCTGCCACTATAGTCGGTTCTACCTCTTCTTCAATCTGAAAGCTGAACTTCGCATTGTAGCCTTGGTTCATTGCAGGTCTGCCAATACCATATGCAGGCTCTCCCACAAAGTTCTCGTGAGGATTTCCCATCATCTGAGAAGACGGTCCCTTGGGGCCATCGTTGGCAGAAAGCGTTGCATGAACATCAGCAAAAGCTACTGCATGTTGCTCTGTGGCATTCAGCGTATACATAATATCTGATTCTTTATAACCATCACCCTTATGGGAAGGACGAGTTCCGTTTCCTTCTATCACAGCAATGCCGCCTTGATTGCAGCTAGGATTTCCACCGTTGCTATCAAGTGTGCGAGAAGTATCAGCCTCATAGAATCCACTGTTCGGATTATCTGATTTCATGGAATTGCTGTCCTTGGAACAGATGCCGTAAGCAACTACCGCCACACCGCCTTGGTTGGAATCAGGACTGTTGCCACCCGTATCGATAGTTCTTGATGTATCGGTTTCATATACGTTGTTTCTTGCATTTCTTGTACCTTCGGAGGTTAGCCTTACATCAAAACTTTTCATATCTTCCACAATAAACGGCTGATTATTTCCGCCCGTTCCATAGGTTGATAGAACTGTCTGCGACACATCAAGAGGACCCTTATACCTTGAATCTTGTCCATGATTTTCAAACATCAGACCGATGCTTGCATCTTCAGTGCTTTCTCTAATATTGGCGGCAGAACCTTGCCACGAAGAGATGCTCGTCTTAGAATACCCAGACAAGCCTTCTGACTCAAATAGTATTTTTCCGGCACACCAGCCTGCAAAATCTGCGACAAGGTAGATACGTTTTCTTCTCTGGGGTACTCCCCAAAACTGAGCATCAAACTGTCTCCAGGCAACGGAGAAACCATCTCCCATGATCTTTCCTGCACGGTTCCATTTGTTAGGTTTAGGCACTGACACTGATTCATCTTTGATTTTGCAGACCTCTTCAAGGACGGCACGGAAGTCTTCTCCCTTATTGGAACTGAATGCTCCGGGGACATTTTCCCAGACGATAAATCTAGGTTTTCTGCCATCTGTCTTACACCTCATTTCTTTTATGATTCTGACTGCCTCGTAAAACAAGCTAGATCTTGAACCACCAAGTCCATCACGCTTGCCTGCAATACTCATATCCTGACATGGACTTCCAAAAGTAATGATATCAACAGGCTCAAGTTCTGCACCATTCATCTTGGAGATATCTCCATAGTGTTTTACCTGTGGCAGTCTTTTTGTTGTAACTCTTATGGGAAATGGCTCAATTTCTGAACTCCAAATCGGAGTGATACCGGAAATTAGTCCTCCCAAAGGAAAACCCCCGGAACCATCAAACAGACTTCCGAGGGTCAAATTCTTATTCTCCATCTGCTCCCTCCACCTCTTTTACAAGTTCGGAGTAAGCAAGTTTCTCTCCATTTCTTATCACATACACATCATCGCTGACACCCTTTTTGTATTCCACATATCTGGCACATGCTACATCAACAAATTTCGGCTCAAGTTCAATGCCATAACAAATTCTGTCCATCTGCTCACATGCAATCAACGTTGTGGCACTTCCTAGAAATCCATCAAGAACAATTCCGTTGGTTGCAGTACACTGAGAAATCAGATATGCAATCAGCGGAACCGGCTTAGAACTTGGATGTCCAAACCCTTCTTTTTCTGAATCCTTGATGCCATCAAACTCAAACACAGCCGTCTGTTTCTGATCTCCATACCATTTATGTTTACCATCCTTTTTCCATCCCCAGATGATTGGTTCCATATTAAATTTCCAGTCGGTTCTCATAAACGGTGCTCTGGGTTTCTTCCAAATAAGCCCCGCTCCCACTCTGAATCCTGCATCTTCGAAAGCATCATAGAATACACGAGTTTTCATTGTCGCATAGAATTCATAAATAGAAGCATCATTTGCCATTGCATTCTTGAAATTAGTAAATGCCTTGAGCAAGAACTCATAGGCTTCTTTATCATTCAAATTATCATTTGCGATTTTACCGGACTTGTTTTCCAAGTTTACGAAATAAGGGGCATCCGTACATACAAGGTTGACCTTTGTATTTCCGAGCAATTTTTCATAAGTTTCAGCAACTGTAGTATCACCGCAGATTACCGTATGTTTTCCTATGTGCCAGATATCTCCTGTCTTGGATATACACGGTTTTGCAAGCTCACCATCAATATCGAAGTTATCTTCTTCAGCTTCTTCTCCATTTGTATGGAACAAATCAGCCAGATCATTTTCATCAAAGCCTGTAAGACCAATATCAAAATCAGCACCTTGGAGAGCCTCAATCTCAATACGAAGTAACTCTTCGTCCCATCCAGCATCCATTGCCATTCGGTTGTCTGCCAAAATATATGCTTTCTTTTGTGCCTCTGTAAGATAGTCCACAAATACACAAGGCACTTCAAGTATTCCTTCTTCCTTTGCAGCAAGGATTCTTCCGTGACCTGCGATAACATTAAACTCTCGGTCAATAATGACAGGATTGATGAAACCGAACTCTCTGAGGCTGGAACGAAGTTTCATCACCTGTTCTGCAGAGTGGGTTCTTGCATTATTTACATAAGGGATTAGTTTGGAAACAGCTACAAGCTGCATTTCTGTTGTTGTCTTACTCATAGCAACCTCCACTAAAAAAGACCCCACTCAGCGAATTTTTCAAATCCACCTACGGAGTCTATGTAATCTTTTGCAATATTCACGATGTCCTGATACGGGATTCCATCGATTGTATCATCACCAATGGCACAACAGATTTCTACTGGTTTACCCGTTTTCTGTGCTTTTAGAAAAGCATAGATATTAACGGATACATCAGCTTTCGATAAATCCTTACCATGAAGTCCTCCACCTGTTACTGAATCAGCCATATCAGACCCAAGTTTTCTATTGGTTGCTCCGGTATCTACATCAGTGCCACCAGTCCAGTCACCAAGCGGATTGATTTCCGCATTTGGATATGTGTTTTTCAAATCTGTAGTTTTTGCATTGCTCTGACAGATGATGAGTCTTGCCTCATCAAGAATGTACTTTCCATCATACGGATAAGAAGTGTAGATTTCTCTTGCAATCTTAGAGAGTTCTTTCTGCTCCTCTGTCAGTGGTATTCCCTTAAAGATTCCATTGTCACCACATCTGATTTCCTTTAACTGATTTTCTGCTAAATATACATCTTGTGGCACTATCTGAATAAATACCCTGATACCTGGAGCGAACCTATCAACGATAAATGCAACATCTTCTTTTTCCATTTCTACTGATGTTTCGATTACTACATGACCATAACCATGACCAACAAGTACTTCAACAGCAATCTTCGGATTTTCCTGTTTCTTATATGCCAAATCTACAATAGCACCTGCAATCCTGTCACAGATTTTATCAGGGTGCATAGGATTTACTTTTTCAATCATACTTACTTTCTCCCTTCTCTCGCTCTAAGCAAGCGTTCCATCAAATCGTCCTGCGGAGCAGCATCGTCATAGTCGGTACTGCAGTTTTCTTTGACAATCTGAAATATCTCATTCCAGAGCCTTACGGCTTGGTTCATATAGTTGATGCCAATATTGATAAACGGAGATGGGATTGGTTTCTGAGTTGTTGGATGTTTGGAAAGAAAACCTAGCTTATTGGTCATCTCCTCACACTGTATCCAACGAGCAGAGCACATCGCATATCGTTCAATCAACTGTGTAGATACTTTTGATGCACAGCCTATCTTTTTAAGCCACTGCCATGTTTCTTCGTAAATTTCAGATGCCTGCAGCTGTGAACCATCTCTTTGGTCAGCTGACAGGAAGTCATGTGGCTTAGGCATATCCACACCATCGACTTCCGGAATATCCAAAACCTCTAATTTTCTGCCTCCAGGATTTCCGTTATTTGCTTTTTCTTTGACAGCCGATTTCTTTCTTCCGGCACCAGGTCTGGCACCACCACGGCCGCCTATATTATTTGATTTTGTAGGCACGTCTCGTTCCTCCTTTGAATTTCTAAAAATAGTTATAATGGGTAGTCAGTTTAATTACCCTTTTGAATATGCTTTTTTTACACGCAAGACCCCACGCCGTTCCACGGTGGTCCCGGTGTTAGAGATAATTACCGCCCCTGGGTCAGTCATCATATCCGTAAACACGATGTTTTTTGCTTCCGTGATAATCTCCACGCTCTGCATGAATCTTTGCGTGACAACTTTTACAAAGAGAAATCAGATTGTTTCTGTCATGCGTACCACCTTCAGACAGTGGCAGCTTATGATGAACTTCATCCACCGGAACAATGATTCCTTTTTCAAAACAGATCTCGCAGAAAGGATGTTCCTTAACATAGCTGTCACGGATTCGTTTCCACGCTCTTCCGTACCTACGGCGTACAGCTTTGTCTCTGCCATACTTCTCGTAGGATTGGTTCATTTGTTTTTCATGTTCCTTGCAGTATCTACCTTCTGTTAAATTAGGACAGCCAGGATAACCACACGGTTTCTTTGGTTTTCTTGGCATCTTTTTCACCTCCATCTGAACATAACAAAAGCCTCTGTGGGATTGCTCCTACAAAGGCTTAGTTGTTTTATATATTTTTCTACAATACCATTCTACATCATTTCACTATGAACGGGGAGTGGCCTAGGGGTGATCTAGGGGTGTCCTCTTTCAAAGCTGTCCAATGCACGTCTATGTAGTTTCTTTGTCCAGCGCAGTGAGTAATGCATTCGAACAGATATGTCCGGCATTGATAAAAATTCCAAATACCTATATCTTAGAATCATCTGCTCCATTGGATCTTCCACAACATCAATTGCATTGTCCACTTTGGCTTTAATCTCATCAAGCTTTTTATAATCTTCAGCAATCTCTCGCTCTAAATCATCAATCTTCTCTAAGTATCGTATAAATGGTGCTTTGGTATTAGGATTGCTTGAATAATGCTCCTCGAATCCCGGTGATGACGGACTGCATGACAGTTCTCTGTAAAATCCAAGTTTTATCTTCTTATCGTTGATTTTGTTATTCAGAATAAAAGGTCTGTTTAGAAACTCATTACCTTGCATCCACACCACCTCCGATTCTTGCTTTTACAGCATAAATCAAATCATCTTGTGTTTTTTCCTTTAACTTAAGTGCCTTCATCACATCTTCATCAATAGTGTCCTTTGAAATAATGTGATGTATGACAACTGTGGATTTCTGCCCCTGTCTCCATAGCCTTGCATTGGTCTGCTGATAGAGTTCCAATGACCAGGTAAGACCAAACCATATAAGGGTCGACCCACCACTTTGTAAATTCAAGCCATGTCCGGCACTCGCAGGGTGGATTACAGCAATCGGTATCTCGCCATTATTCCAATCCCTGATATCCTTTGAAGTCTTGATTTCACGAACCTTGAATCTTTCCCTAATTCGCTCCAAATCGTGGTTATACCAGTAAGCTACAAGTACAGGCTTGCCATTTGCACCTTCGATCAAGTCCTCAAGTGCATCAAGCTTACGGTCATGGATATGGAAGACCTCTCTGTCCTCGTTATAGATAGCACCGTTGGCCATCTGCAGAAGTTTGCCTGAAAGAGCAGCTGCATTTGCAGCATCAATCTCTTCATCTTCCAAAGACACAACCATTTCCTGCCTTAATTCGTCATATACAGAACGTTCCTTTTCTGAAAGCTTTACTTCCACTTCGTTCATAATGCATTCAGGCATTTTAAGAAAATCTGCCGACTTCATGGAAATCGTAATATCCGATATCAGTCTGTAGATGGCATCTTCTGCACCAGGTCTTGGTTTATATGAAAATATCATCTGCTGATTTCGTTTATCTGGCACAAAGAAATTCATTCTATAGTGCGTGATGTATCTTCCGAGCCTTTCTCCCATGTCAAGGAGTCTAAATTCTGCCCATAGATCCATAAGTCCGTTACTGCTTGGAGTTCCTGTAAGACCTACGATTCTTTTTACCTTTGATCTTACTTTCAGTAGGCTTTTGAATCGTTTAGCCGATGCAGACTTGAAAGACGATAACTCATCAATGACTACCATATCAAAATCAAATGGGAAACCACTCTTGCTGATAAGCCAGTCAACATTTTCTCTGTTGATCAGATAGATACCGACACTTTTTCTTAATGCCTCTTTTCGCTCCGACTCTGTACCAATAACAACCGAATAGGTAAGACCTTTTAAGTGATCCCACTTTTCTATTTCAGCAGGCCATGTATCTCTTGCCACTCGAAGGGGTGCAATGACCAGAACTTTTCCTACATCAAATGAATTGAACATCAACTCATAAATTGCAGTGAGTGAAATCACACTCTTGCCCATTCCACAATCCAAAAAGACTGCTGCCACAGGATGTTCCAGTATAAAGTTCGTTGCATAAGTCTGATAATCATGAGGATTGTATTTCATCAATGACACCCCCAATCACATCAGTGTTATCAACCACGTAGCAGGAAAAACCCAAAGCTGATAACTGTTTCATTCTTCTTTTCTGTAAGGCTCTTGGTTTCTTGCTGGGAGCCTTGAGTTCTATAAAAGCTATTCTCCCTTTTGGAAGAAGAACCAGTCTGTCCGGCACTCCGTCAAATCCGGGAGATGTAAATTTGATGCAGAAACCACCTGCTTTTCTTACAGCCTTTACAAGTTTCTGCTCTATTTCTTTTTCACGCATTCGTGCCACCTCCATCAATGCTGAATTTGATGGTGTGACAGGGTAAGACTGTCATTTCCTATACTTTATATATAGACTTAATTTTTTACTCTATAGAAAAGGATAGTAAATAGCCGTCATTAACTGTCACACCTACTGTCATTAGTTCTCTTCCATAAATTCTGTCTTGAGCCTTAAGCCTTTAATGTATCTGCCTTTACGGTCACGGTATCTCTCAAATCCGACCGTTTCCAAGGCTGTGTAGAAATCAGTTGTACTTCTTGTAAACTCACCCACCTGGGTACAGAAGATTCGATACTCGTTATATACCTCGCTCGACTTTGCCACATAGGCAGGGTCAAGTTCGCAGCGTTCACTTAAGAAGTAGGAAAGCCAGTCATTGCTTTCCTTATAATGCTCAATGGCATCTCGTACCTTCTTAGGTGGTTCAATCTTGTAATTATCTGCAATTACTTTTCTTGCACCTTCGATTACCCATGTAAGGATAGCTCCGCCTGCCTTTTCAAACAGATAGTCTGCATAGTTCTTGATATCAGCACTGCCTTCAATCTTGGCATCAAATGGAATAACGATAAGTCTTCTCCAGGTACCTTTATCAATCGCACCAACCTTTGGCAGATGGTTGGTATAAAGTACAAGTGTATGTGTCGGAGTATATGAGAACGGATCTTTATACTTCTTCTCAGCATAGATTTCATCGGTAGAACAGAGCTGCTTTACATTGGCAGTATTCAATCTCATGCCTTCTTCCAGCTCTGCTGCAATGAGCATTCTCTTACCCTTTGCCTCGGCAAGTTCCGGCTTGACATTTCTTCTGCATCCAACGGTAAGCATATCTGCAGAAATGTTTCCTGAATATGTTCCAAGGACTCTTGCGATAACATTCCAGAAGGTTGACTTACCATTGCGTCCTTCTCCATATGCGATAATGAGTGCTTCCACATACACCTTGCCGATTGCTGATAGTCCGACCATTCTCTGAACATAATCGATAAGGTCGGTATCCTTTAAAAAGAAGGTATCAAGTGCAGCTGCCCATATATCTGCACCATCATTTGATGGATCAACAGTTGTCTGCTTTGTGATGAAATGCTCTGGTCTGTGTTCCATTGGAAACTTGATGCCCTGTCTTAAATCATAGGTAAGTGTCGGTGTATTCAGCATAAATTCATCGGCATCAAGATGTCTCTGCTCCACTTCAAGCATCGGACGAGCCTCTTTTAAAGTGGCTGCAATATTCTTTGTATCTCTTCGCTTAATGGCATACTTCTTATAGACAGAAGCATTTTCATACATTTCATAAGCATGAGCCTGCTGCTTGTTGAACATCTGCACAGCTTTCTTCGGACCCACGGATACAAGAATCTCCATACCACCATTCTTTACAAGTTCGTCCATAGCCTTCTTCATTTCGGTTTCAGCCTCTGCAAGCTGTCTTTCCGTCAAGTCCTGGGAAACACCTTGGGACTTTGGTTTTGACTCTTCCCAGAAACTGCCGTTGTAGACCATGTAATCAGTCGATGGGGAATAGCGAAGGATATCCTTATACTCGCTTGCAAGAACTGTAGCCTGTCCTACATCGGAAAAATCCATAGGCTTTAATCTGCAGTCGGAGTTGTACTGTTCAGGTGGAATGTATCCTTTCTGGTTCGATACCTTGTTACCGAACTTTGATGCACTTCGCCATATCACCTTAAGTTCACTTTCAGGAAGTGGCGGATTACAGAGTTCTGCCTTATTAAGGAAAATCTGATAAGCTTCTTCTGTATTTCCGTATCTCTTGATAATCTTTCCGGCAATATGACTCCTGGTGCTGATACGCTGACCTTCCGGCACCTGCTCAAGGCTTGCATCAAAATCCGCAAAATCGTCCTCTTCCAGATAATCAAGAATGGTCTTATCACCCTCATAGAACTCCACTTCGTCAGAGTCATTTCCATAAAAGAATCTTGCTGAATCTAATGCGTTGGTATCGTAATAAGGGAAAGCATCAGCAATCTTTCTTTTCATGGCTGCATACTCCTGCTCATCTGATACAACCTCAATAGGAAAGAAGATATGAAATCTTGGTCTAGCAGACTTATCTCCTTTTGGAAGGTTGTGGTGTCTGCTATACGATACAGCAAAAGCAACTCCCGGTATTTCAAGTGCTATATCAAGAGGAGTCACCCATTCATCCGGGTTATCCGAATGGTCATTGTCACAGTCAAGAGGAATACAGTCGGAGGATTCAAAGTTATCCTTACTGCGATAATTTCCTTTGTACTTTGCAGTGACATGATCCATCTTCGTTGCTTTAATAAAGGATTCCTTGTCGGCAACAATCATCTTGTTGGGATACAGACAGTTACCGCTGTTGCCGACACAGTCTGCTGAATAAACAGTAAAATTAATCATATTCTCCGACCTCCTTCAAATCTTGGGTAAACCATCTGATCTTCATTCTTCTTTTCTTGGCAACACCAATCTCACGAGCCATGCCTCGGCTTATCACACCACCAAAGACCCAGACCTCTGTGCATTTGCCAAGAAGTACATAATTGAAATGCATAGCCATCTCTCTTTCCGCCTCATTACCGTCATCCATGAACTGCGGATATAAAAGATGAGGTGTTACCGGGATAGCATTTTTCTGGGCAGCGAATCTGCTGTATCGTTTTGCATTCTTTACATTGGTTTCAACATCACCTGCATACGGACTGCACACATACACCAAAGGAAGATAGGCAGCCTTTTTATCAGCTGCCTTTTCCTCACGGTGGATGTTGTTAAGAGCCTCATATGTGGTCGGGTCAAAGTACCCTTCATGATTAAACTTATCAACACCCATATCTTTTAATCCTCCTGTTCAATGACTGGTAAAATGCCTTCATTCTTCAGAAGGTCATAAAGGAAAAGTCTGCCCTTCTGTGTCCAATAGGTATGCATCACACTTCTGCTCTCATCAATTGCATAGGTACGTGATTGTGTGTATCCGCATTCTGCATACTGCTGATATAAAAGCCATGTCTTTCTGAACTTGTACTGAACCCCAAGTTCATGAAGAAGTTCATTGAACTTGCGACCGCTCATACCGTAGTCCTTTGCAATCTGTGTAATAGGAACTGTGTTCTTGTTCTGTAAAATAAGGTCATAGTAGCTTGCCTTTGGCTGCATCTCTGCAATCTGCTGACGCTGAACCAATGCCAGACATTCAAGCTGTTTTCTTCTCTCACGCTCTTCCTTAAGCTGTGTAAGTGCTGCAATCGCAAGATCAGGATTCTCCAAAATCTCATCGATGGCATACATTCCATGCTTACGGATAGCCGGAAGAACCTCTGCCGTTACCCAATGTTTGAACTTCTTCGCATTAGGCATCTTGCTTGAAAGGATAAGACTGTAAAGACCTGACTCATTGATAATGATGGTTTCCTTATCCTGGTTACCATCAAAGAGCATGACTTTATGTCTGTCCTCTTCATCTACATGACGGTTAATATCTCGACTACCGTTCTGGTACCCGAGAATGTCTGCTACATCCTTGCCAACAAACATAATCTCACCGTTTACAGTTGCTGTTCTTACAGAGCCAAACTCTGTGCTGTTAAATACTTGTAATTCCATGCGAATTACCTCCTTAAATTAATTTTTTGGAGGTGTCACCCTCCTACCTGGTAGCCTTGGGAGAAGGGTTAAAAGGACGTTTTTGAAAAAAACTTTTTCAATTTGTTGATTGCACGTCTGTAACGATGACTGACATTATTGGCATCATCATCGATTGAGGCCGCATACTCGCCAACGGTATATCCGTCAAGTGCAATGGCAATAACCATATCTGCTACTGCAGGTTTAAGAAGATTTCTCAATGTTTCACAGCATTCTTCGTATTCAAGCTGGTTATGTACGCCATCAATAGAAATGTTAAAGGCTGACTTATCAGCTGCTCTGAACATGATTGCCTCTTCTGTGTTGACCTCAACTGTCCCGTCCTTGCTCTTCATATAAGCGTTGCCAGTATGACGGTCATGCTTGTGCCAGCTGTTGTAATCGGGTCTGTTGAACCTCTCTTCGATTACATCTTGGATTCTCTTTTCGTAGTCTTCCTGACTTTCTTCTTCTGAAATGGAGATATTAAGCCATTGCTCCAATTCCATGTTTTCGACCTCAAGGGTCTGATACTCGTTCTCGTAACGAATCTTGATTTTCATAAAGTTCCTGCCTTTCTGCCTGGTTCTTGCAGAAGGGCATAGGAAACAAATAGGGTCGGTGCTTATAGAAGTACCGACCCATGAATTGCCTGAAAAAGAGCATAAGGAAATAAGGGTACTTCTATCGCACCTTTCACAGGCTGTCCTGTGATTGATGCCGATATCTGTATCCCAATGCCCTTATAGCTAATCAGGCCTTGTGATATTTAATATTTGATATTTCCCCGAAGGGAGATGGACAGGTTGATTGTCCAATCCTGCTCTGTCCACCCTTATTGCCAGTATTACTTACGCTTTCCTGGTCTTGTTTGTGCTAATGCACTTCCAGCAACAGACTTTGATGTCTTGCTGAATCTTCCATCACGAAGAACTTTGCTTGCTTTCGAAGCAACTGCCTTGGATGTTTGCTTTGAGATCTTAGCCATTGCCAATCACCTCACTTTCATTTTGGTTTGAAGATTTATATCAGCTTTACGAGATTTTCTTCACAATCACATATCAAAACTTGAGAACTGTAGATTTTTTCATATTTTTCTGATATAATATTGAGAAAGTGTTGATGCGGTAGGTCTAAACATTTCCACGACTTATCTCAATCTTCACTTATAAACCTATAGTGGCTAAGGTTTCCGTCAACAGGCTAACTCCCTGTTTTCGTCTTTCTAAGCTTTCTAAGGTTACTAAATAAAGGAGGTTGTAAGGATGACCCCAACAAAGGTGCCTTATCTTTGCGGAGGAATACTATTTTCATTAATTCTTCAGGCGAGAAAAACACGAATAAAAGCAAGAGATAAATTTAATAGTGGATCTGACGGACTGAAAGACACTGATGTAATGATGGGATTGGTCAATGTAGTTACAGGCGATAGTTTCGAATCAGCTCAAGGTGGTACTTTCGGAAAATGCACTACGCAGTTTAAGACCTGCCAAGATTACGGGACTACCTATATCCCTTTTACTGACCCCTCGGTCATAAGTTCATACACTTTTTCCATAAAACAAAAAGACCCCGACCTTCTAAATAGAATGTCAGAGTTCATAAACAGATTTATAAATGAAATGCGTTCTGAGTGGCTTGTAAAATCTCTTATCGAGGTAATTCAGGATGATGCCGAAATAGACAAGAACACTTTCTTTGATATTGCTCTAAATAAAAGCGTTACAAAGGAAAATTTGAATAGTATTACAGATGTTGAACTTCCGGTATTTTTGCTTTCAGTATTGCACTTCGTCATCACACAAAGACCTGATAACACAAAAGGTCGTGCAACATTTGAGAAATGGCATACCCAAAACGGAAAGAAATCACCTTGGAAGTTTGTGTCTTCTGTTGGTACTACAAATGAGAGAAGTTTTGTCGTAAAAACAACCATTGAAGGTGCAAATACCTCTGACGCCTCTCCTACAGATGATGTTGTTGAAGTAGTTAAATCTGAAAATCAACCTAAAACTCCAAAAGCAAGAATCGAGGATAAGATTCTTGCTTCCGGAAAAGCTGCAGCTGATGCTTGGGGAAAAGTAATGGAAACTCTGGCTGATGATATGGAAAAAGGCAAAGCAGATCAACCCGAAAAACCAAGGCTTGTCATAAATAAATTAAATGAGAATGACACCCTTTTTCTAAAAAGATTTAGAGAAGTTGCAAAACCTTTATTCAAATACTGTATTGATAATGACCCATCAGCAGAAGCAACGGACTTATTCCTTTCAGATAACATTACGGATTTTATCAATAGTTGGAAATTTGAATATCGGGAAATTGAAGATTATGCCTTTCGAACTTTAGTAAAGGATACGATGGATATTTTAAGTGAATACACTTACTATCTTTCAGATAAATTCCTTCGCTTGATTCCCGGAAGAAACATCTTGTGGTTTAGAAACGAATCATGGGAGGAAGGCGAACAACTAAGAAAAGTTCTTCAGCCAGAGTCGTACAGACTACGATGTGAAATAAGAGATTTATATCTTCGTTTATATCCTCTTCCAGAGGAAGATACTAAATCCGAAAACACAACCATCATTCAGCAACAGACAAATGTTGTTCAAAACGGAGATAACAACATTAATCTGACCAATAACGGAACGATAAACATCAAATTATAGGAGGATGGCAAATGAATAAAAATAATAATTCAATAATCAACAGCCCTGCTCCACCATCGATACAGCAAACTGGTCAGAGTAATGTTAATGTAACAAACCTTCCAGGAGGAAATGTCAATCTTATTCAAAACTCACCTGTTGAATACGATGAGAATGGCGTTCCATATACTCCTGTCAATCATGTCCGTTTTGATAGTCAAAACAGCATTATTTATTTAGGAAATGAGCAGGTATCTATACCTGTTGAACTGGTACAGCCTGGATTACTCAATCCGGAAGAGCTGCCATATGTAAACGCCCTATGCGATGTGTATGCAGAAAAATTAGGAAAAGCTGCTGGAGATATTACTCCTGATATGATTCCTACCCTTTCTAAAAATTTACAACGTCACTATTCCTCACAAAGGAAAGCTTACTATCAAGCGGAATATGTAAAACACGTTGCAAGAGAAACATTTGCAGATGGCGATTCACAGTTTACAGCATTAAAAGAAGATGCTTACGCAGGCATCGAAGATACATATTATGACGAAGATCATGCAACAGGGTATGACAGACTTAAAGCTGTCCTTGATAGGATTACTACAATCTCGCTTACTAAATCTGCCCTAATTAACGTTGTTGGTCTTATTGGAAATCTTGAAAAGAAA